CGGTGACGGCATGAGCGCCCTGGACCTCGCTGACCCGGTGGACGCGGTGGTGCTGCGGCACGCCGAGTGGGATGCCGGCCAGCCGTCCAAGACCACGTGGCCGCTCACGGCCGCCGCCGCCGAGCCGATCACCGTCGAGGACCCGCTGTGTGGGCATCTGCCCGGGGAGCCTCACGACGGCTCCTGCAGCTACTGGCGGGGTGTAGCGGCCGGCGAGTACCCGCCGCCGCCGGAGATGCCGGTGACGCTGCCGCCGCACTGCCCCGGCCTGCTGCCGCTGACTGATCCGGCGCTGCGGGAGGTGGCCCGGTGATCCGCACCGCCGCGCAAATCCTCGCCAGCATCGACGACGAGCCAGACGACGTCGCCTCCCGCCCGGCTGAGGCGCCCCGCCGCACGCGCGGCGTGGTCGACCTCGACGCCGGGGTAGGTCGCCTGCTCGTCGGCTACGACACCATCCACCGTCACGCCCAGGTGTGGACCGGCGAAGCACCCCCACCGGAGCCGCTACCGCCGCGGGTATCGCCGCTGCGGCAGGGCTGCCCAAGCGAAGGCCAGTACCGGCGGCATCTGAAGGCTGGCGAGAAGTGCCAGCCGTGCCGCGAGCACGTCCACGCGTTGGAGAAGGCTCGCCGCGCGAAGTGGGGGCGGCGATGACTGGCCGACGCGACCCCGAACTCATCCACAGTGGCCCGAACATGTGCCCCGGCTGCCTGACCGTCCCCGGCCGCACTCACGGTCTGGCCTGCCCGGCGGTCGAGGGCCCCCGGCACGCTGCCGCGCCGCACGCGGACACCGTCCGCATCGTCTCTGCCCTGCTGGTCGGGGTGCCCCTCGGCGTCGGCCTGTACCTGCTGCTCGCCCTGCTGATCTGGAGCCTGACGTGACCACTGACGACATCGTGCGGGAGTTGGCCGCCGAACTGGACGCGGCCGACCGCGAGCGTGCCCGCCTGCAGGACGAGCTGGACACCACGACGGCCGCCTACGAGCGGCGGACCCGGCAGGCCCGCCAGTGGCGGGACCTGCCCGCCAGTGGCGGGACCTGGCCCGCGGGCTGTCCGACGACCTGCGGCAGGCACGGGCCGCCCGGGACCAGGCGATCGCCACCTCGCAGCAGTTGCGGGTGGGTTTGGTGGCCGCGCGGGAGCGGCTCGGCGTCGGCCGTGAGGAGGCGGGCCGGTGAGCCTCATCGACGCGTTGGTCCTGCCCATGGCCGCGCACTTGTCCCGTCCGGTGCGGGTGGCGGGCCGGCACCGGCGCACGCCCGGGGACCTGCCGCGGGCGGTCCGGGTACGGACAGTCCGCCGGCACCGCTACCCGGAAGCGAGGCAGCGGTGAGGGCCGGGCGATGGGCGGACGTCGCCGCCGCGACCCAGGCCGCGATCACCGGCGGGCGACCGTGTGCTGGCGGGTGCCGGTGGCCGGTGCATCCCGCCGCCACCGTCGGCGCCGACGGCCAGCGCGGCGTCTACGACCGGCATCCCGGGTGTGAACCCGGCGGCCAGCAGCTACGCGCAGTTCCGGGGAGGCGGTCATGAACACGGTCGAGTTGCTCACCCCTGAGCAGGCCAACCCCGTTAACCCGGAGTGGCACGCGCTGCGCCGTGACGGGGTCACCGCGTCGGAGATCGGTGCCGTGCTCGGCCTGTCGCCGTGGGACAGCCCGTTCTCGCTCTACTGGCGGAAGATCAACGACTGGCGCGCCGAAGACACCGTGGACATGTCCACTGGTCGCCGGATGGAGCCGGTTGTCGCCGACTGGTGGGCCGACACCGTCGGCACCCCAGCAGGCATGTACGTCCGTCCGGCTGGCCTCTACGCGCACGAGGCCCGGCGGTGGCAACTCGCCACCCCCGACCGGCTCGTTAGGACACGGGTGCGGCCGGGCGTCGGCCGGCTGACGTCGGTGCTGGAGTGCAAGTGGACCGGCACCTGGGACGGCTGGGGCGAGCCTGGCACCGATGACATCCCGGTCTACTACCGCGCGCAGGTGCTGTGGCAGTGCGACGTTCTCGGCGTCGACGAGGGACACCTAGCCGTGCTTGGCCCGGGTGGGTTCCGGGCGTATGGGCCGATCCGCCGCGACGAGCGGGACCTGACCGTAATGCGGGACGCCGCCCGCCAGCTACTTGCCCGAATCGACGCCAGTAAGCCGCCCGACGTAGATGAGCACACTGCCACTCTCGCCACGATCAAGCGCCTCCACCCGAGCCTGGTAGACGAGCAAACAGAAATCAGCACCGAGACAGCCGCGGGCTACCGGCGAGCCCGCGCCCTCAAGCAGGCCGCTACCCGGCTGTGCGACCGGTTCGAAGCCCGCCTGCGCGCCGAGATGGGCGCGAACCGCACCGCGGTCGACGCCGCCGGGGTGAAGGTCGCCACCCGCTCCGTCTACGACGTGACCCGCGTCGACACGGTCCGCCTCAAGGCGGACCAGCCGGAGATGGCCGCCGCGTACGCCACCACCTCCACCACCGATCGGCTTACCCCCGCAAGGAGCAAGCGATGACGCAGACCGTCTCACAGGCCGTGGCCACCCGGGACAACTCCCCGGCCGGCTTGATCACGCAGTACTCCGAGTCGTTCGCCCAGGTATTGCCGTCGCACATCAAGCCGGCCACGTGGGTTCGGCTGGCCCAGGGTGCGCTCAAGCGCGGCAAGCGTGGCGACGGTGGCCGGTTCGAGTTGGAGCTCGCCGCCGCGAACAACCCGGGCGTGTTCCTCGCCGCGCTACTCGACGCCGCCCGGCAGGGCCTGGAGCCCGGCACCGAGCAGTACTACCTCACCCCGCGGAAGGTGAAGGGCCGGCTGGAGATCCTAGGAATCACCGGCTACCAGGGGCACATCGAGTTGATGTACCGAGCCGGGGCGGTCGCCTCGGTGGTCGCCGAGACCGTGCGAGAAAACGACGAGTACCGCTACCAGCGCGGCATCGACGACGTGCCGGTACACCGATACAAGCCGTTCGCCCGCGACGCCGAACGCGGCGCCCTGGTCGGGGTGTACGCCTACGCCCGCATGAAGGACGGCGCGGTGTCCCGGGTTGTCGAGCTGAACCGCGACGACATCGACCGCATCAAGGCCAGCAGCCAGGGCGCGACCAGCGAGTACAGCCCGTGGCAGAAGCACGAGGCCGCCATGTGGCTCAAGTCGGCGGTGCGGCAGTTGCAGAAGTGGGTGCCCACATCGGCGGAGTTCCGCCGGGAACAACTGCGCGCCGCGGCTGAGGCCCACCGGGTCGCATCCGCCACGGACGCCCCGGATGGTGCCACTACACCGCAGGGCGACGTCCTGGACGGCGAGGTACTCGACGAGGCGCCCACAGAGCCGACGCGATCCGATGATGCCAGCGGGCATGCCGAGCAGGAGTGGCCGGACGCGGCGCAGCCGGGCGACGCCCAATGAGCCACGCAGATCCGTACTACGGCAACGCCATCGAGGTAGAGCACGTATGGGCTCGACCGCCGTCGCCCGGCTGCGACGCCTGCGGATGCTGCTCCGCTCCGCTGTGCGCTACCGCCGCCGAGCGGGAGCTGCCGTGCTGGGCGTTGGTGTCCGCCGGGCCGGCGGTGATGGATGTCAGCGGGTGCCCGTGCGCCCCGGTGACCGGCAAGGGCCGGCCGTGACCCGCGACCGCGACGCCGCCCTCGGCGGGCCGGTGAGGGAGCCGGGCTGGTGCGTGTGCGGGCACCTGGAGCCGCTACACACACTGCGGTCCGGCCGCCGGGGCGGCTGCTCCACCTCGACGTGCGGATGCGGCGGCTACGAGCCCGGGGCCGGTGTCATGCCGGCCCCGGCCGGGCCGCCCCGTCTCCTGCCGGACCTGGACGCCATGGCCAGCCGGTACGCCGTGTACGCCGACGCCCGCGACGGCGGCCGGCAGCCAGATGCCGCCCTGCTCGCCCGTGCCGTGGCCGATGACGTACCCGCCTGGCGCGACGAGGTGCACCGCCTGGAGGCACTACGGCGGGAGCTGGCCGCCGAGCTGGACCGGCTCCAGGACGGCGCGTAATGGGCAGCAGCACCTACGTAGACCAGCTCGCCGCCGTCGCCGCCGAACTGGTCGTGCGGGTCCGCGACGACGACCCGCAGGCCAACGCGCGGTGGCTCGCCGCGACGCTGCCCGACCCGGGCGACCGGGAACGGCTGCTGTACGTCCTCGCCGCTGCCGTCCCGGACGACCGGCCGTGGCTGCACCTAACCGCTTGGACAGTCACACCACGGCCGGCCCGCGGTCCACAGCCGTGTGGGACGCCGGCCGCCGCGAAGCGGCACCGAGAACGCGACGAAAAGCCGTGCGAACCGTGCGAGACCGCCGAGCGGGAGGACTGGAGGCTCCGCAAACTCGACCAGCGCGCCCGCCACAAGACCACCCCCTGACCGGTTGGGCCGGCCCCGGGAGGGGCGGGGCCGGCCCAACCACCCCCGCACAGAACAGCGCATAGATAGGACGTCGAGGATCGATGAGTGTCCGGGTTATGACCTGGGTGTGGGAACAGTCGCGGTCAACCAAAACTGACCGTCTGGTCCTGCTCGCCATCGCCGATTGCGCCGCGGATGACGGCAGTAATGCCTACCCGAGCATGGCCGAGTTGGTCCGTAAGACCGGGCTGACCGATCGGGGTGTGCAGAAGGCCATCGCCCGTCTGGTCGAGCTCGGCGAGTTGGTTGTGGGGCGCAACAGCGGCCCGAAGGGCTGTAACCGCTACCGCGTCGTCATGCCTACCCCCGAACACCGTTCACCCCCGAACACCGTTCGCCCCCCGAACGATGTTCCCCCGAACACCGTTCGGCCCCCCGAACACGGTTCACCCCTACCCCCGAACGCCGTTCGGGTCACCCCCGAACGGCGTTCACCCGGAACCGTCCTTGAACCGTCAATAGAACCGTCAGTAGAACCTTCTCCTTCGTCGCACCCGACGAAGGACGTCGCGATCCCCGACCGAATCGACGTCGAGCAGATCTGCCGCCACCTCGCCGACCGCATCGAAGCCAACGGCTCCAAACGCCCCACCATCACCAAAGCGTGGCGCGACGCCGCCCGACGACTCATCGACCGCGACGGCCGCACCGTCGACCAGATCACCCGCTGCATCGACTGGTGCCAAGACGACCAGTTCTGGCGCTCCAACATCCTCTCGATGCCCAAACTCCGCGAAAGGTATGACCAACTCCGCCTCACCGCCCAACGCAGCCAGGCTCCCCGACCATCCACTACCGACCAACGCGTCGGTGCCGCCCTCGAACTCGCCGCCCGCTACGCCGCAGAGGAGGCGTCATGACCAAAACCGAGGTAGCGCTCATCCTCGCCGCCGCCGCAGCCCGCGACCTACGCACCGTCGGAGATGCCGACGTCCTCGCCTGGCACGAAGACCTCCACGACATCACCTACCCCGAGGCCCGCGACGCCCTCCGACGCCACTACCGCGACAGCACCGACCGGATCATGCCAGCGCACATCCGCCACCACACCCACACCATCCGCGACGAACGGCGCCGCCAGGTCGCCCACCAGGTCCGCGCCCTGCCATCGCGATACGAAAACGACGCCACCCGCGACGCACGGGCCGCCCGCGGCGCCGAACTGTGCCGACAAGCCATCGCCGCCGCCCTCGGTGAGACGGCCGACGAAGAGCCACCCCCACCGCTGACGCCATCCGACGAAATCCGCCAACGGGCCCTCGACCGCGCCCACGCCGAACGGAAAACCGGCCGGGTGCCGGGCCTGTCGTCCGTCGGCGACGTCCTAAACCAAATCGTCCGCCGCAAGTCCGCCTGAGGAGATGCCATGACCCAGCACGTCAACCTGCCCATCCACGGCGAGTGCGACCAGGCGCAGCGTGCGCTCACCGACGTGTGGGCCGCCCTCAACCGCGCCGGCTGCCACAGCCCCCTCGCCACCGCCGCCGAGCTGATCGACCAACTCGCCGCCGACCGGGCATGGTCCCGCTCCGCCCTCGGCGAAGCCCAAGAGCTGATCGACCAATTCGCCGCGCAGCGGCACCGCGCACGCGCCACCCTCGCCGACGCCCGCGACCTGATCGCCACCCTCGACGACGTGGTCGAGCAGCTCGACGAGGTACGGGCGCGGTACGCCGCCCGCCCCGGTTCCGCTGCCGGCAGCGCGCACGACGTGGGGACCCTGATCCGCTACTGCGTCTACCCGGGATGTCACCGGAGCTATCGCGCAGATGTCGGCCCACAGGACCGCGGCTGGATGCGTCTGCGTGGCCTCACGGTGCTCTGCCCGGACCACAGCACCGCCGCCACCGGCGGCACGCAGGACACCGCGCCACCCGCTGAGAGCCACACACAGGCCCGTGTAGGCCCCGAGCGGGACCGTGACACCACATGCCCCCAGCCGAGATGCAGGCGTTCCTCGACCACTCCACGGCGGAGTGGCGGGCCGCCCGCGCCGCCGAGGAACGCGTGGAGGTCATCCGTGACCTCCTGCTCCACCCTTCGCCCAGGTCGACCGTTCGGCTGTCGATCATGCCAGCCCAGGCAGAGTTCCGGCCCCGAGGAGTTCACGCATGAGTAGCAACTGGTGCGGCGGCAGCACCAGCGCCGTGACACCGCACCATCTCCACGCCACCGCCGCCGCCTGGTCCATCCACACAGCCAGACAGCAGCTCGCCACGCTCGCCGCCGCCGAGGCCCGGCACCGAGGCGACACCCTCACCGCCGCCGCGCCGATCCTGCGTAGCCCCATTCACGGCACCATCCACCCGATCGGGGGACACGCTGACCCTGTCGCGACGCTGACCGCCGACCGGCCCGCACCGCGCACCCAGACGTGGGCGGAGCGCATCCAACGCCTGGACGGCCGGCTGACGTGGCTCGCCGGCATGTACCGGCTCCCCGCCGGGCGCGACCCGCTGGAACGCATCCTCACCGCCCTACCCGCCCTCACCCTGCCGCCCCGCGCCCTCACCCTCCTCGCCTCGCACCTCGCCGACGAGGACGAGCTGGTCCGCGGCTGGCTCAACCAGCCGCCCTACCGCACGCGGATACCCGGCGACTGCCCCGGATGCCAGCAACGCTCCCTGGAGGCGAACACCGCCGGACCCACCACCGCCCGCACCGTCATATGCGCCGCCGACTGCCGACACACCCCCGACTGCCGGTGCCCCGGCGGCGTGGAGGGCGTACGGCACATCTGGCCCCGACATGCAGTCGTCACAGATCCGCCGTAAACGTCGGTCGGAATCCACGCACCAAGGCCCAGCGCTCTGCCTCGATCAACAGGTTGCCGATTTCATCTATCGAGCAATCTCTCATACGCACAATCCCCGCAAAAATAAGCATCTTTAACCCCACCACTCTCCCCTCCGGAATAGCAGACAAATCCACGCTCTCCCCGAGAGCCGAGCGCAAAACCAGCTCCACTTCCCCTACACTCATTCGAGGATCCGGGAACCGCCTAACCATCTTTCGAGACAACTTCCTTACGTCCGGCAGCGTCGGGGGAGCCGTAAAGTGCGTATCCAACGCTACTGCCAGTGCGCCGTTAACCAAACCGTCCGCATCTCGCCAGCGCGTCGACACCAGCTGCGCTTGGATCTGGTCCCGATATTCACTGTCGCGAAGAATCGTAGCCATCATAAAATGCGCTATTAGCGATCGAGGACTGACGGCTTCACTCATCTTCGATGCCTCCCCTATACACTCTGAAGATAGTGCCATGCCCGACGTCGTCGCCGAGTTGGGCAACGCAGACCCCGGGCACCAGTAGGGACATACGCTCGAACCATGATCAGTCTTGTCGGCCACCGCTACGGCACCGCCGCGCAGATCGCCCACGCCCTCGGCCCCGACATCACCGCCGCCCGGGTCCGTGACTGGGCCCGCCGCTCCCGCCGCACCAGTGACAAGCTGCACGGCCTCCTGCCCGCCCACCACCTACCCGGGCAAGGACGCGGCACCACCTGGTACCGCTACGACCAGGCCGCCCACGTGGAGATGCTCACCCGAACCACCGGCCGGGGCCGGGCGCGTGTCGAGTTGACGGCGGCCACCTGACCGAGCAATCATGTTTTCACACATCCACCGCATAGGCGGAGTGTGCCCAAGGCCCGGCCGACCACTCAGTGGCGCCGGGCTTTCGCGTACCCACAGACCGGAACGCGACCAGGGCGAGGCGGGCAGGTCGCAGGCTGGGACGGCCTGCCCGCACCAACCCCACGCGAAGCCCACCCCCCCCCACCTCGGACCGGGCAAGGCCCGGGACGGAGCGACACACCATGACCGCCCGACCAGTCACCCAGGCCGACTACGACCGAGTCCGCGAACTGCACGCCCAGGGCGTGTCTCGCAACGAGATCGGCCGGAAAATCGGCCGCTCCGGACGCACCATCAGCCGCCTCGCTCAAGAGCTGGGTCTGTCCTTCGAGCGGTCCGGCGCGACCGCCAAGGCCACCGAAGCGCGCAAAGCCGACGGCGCTGCCCGCCGCGCACAACTACACGTTGACGCCCTCCAGGCCGCCCAGAAACTCATGGCGCAGATGTTCGCTCCGGCCCTGGTCTACAACTTCGGCGGTCGGGAAAATGACTACAACTCGACCACGTTGGAAGAGCCGCCGTTCGCCGACAAACGCAACATCGCCAACGCGATCCAAGCCCTCGCCGGCACAGCACTCAAGCTGGCCGAGTACGACAAGGCCGCCGGCAGCGACGACGAAAAGGGCATGCTGTTGGAGCTGCGCGACCAGCTACGCGCCGCCCGCAACCAGGCGAGGTCCACCGATGGTGGTTAACCTGCGCGCCCTGCCCCTGTCCGAGAAGCAGACCGACTACGTGGTCGACTCCAACGCGTTCGTAAACCTCGCCGAGGGCGCCGTCCGATCCGGGAAGACCGCCTCCGGGCTGCTGCGCTGGCTGATGCAGGTAGCCGATGCTCCCACCAGCGGCGATCTGGTGGTGTGCGCGAAGACCTACGACACAGCCGTACGGAACATTTTCAACCCGCTACGCGACTCCCGACTGTTCGGCCCGCTGTCCAAGGCCACCACCTACACCCGGGGAGCACCGACAGCGACGATCCTCGGCCGCACCATCGAGGTCATCACCTTCAACGACGAACGCTCCGAAAACCGGCTCCGCGGCATGACCTGCGCGTCGGCCTACGTTGACGAGTGGTCGCTGATGCCGCAGAGCTTCCACGAACAGCTACTCGCCCGCTGCTCTCTCGACGGCGCCCAACTGTTCGGCAACACGAACCCGGACAACCCGCGGCACTGGCTGAAAGCCAACGGCATCGACGAAGCCCGCCCCGGTGGGCGGCTGCACGGTGACTGGGCGATCTGGCATTTCGGCCTCGATGACAACCCGTTCCTATCCGAGCGGGTCAAGAATCGGTATCGACGACAGTACAAGGGCCTGTGGTACCGGCGGATGATCCTCGGCCAGTGGGTTATGGCCGAGGGCGCGGTCTACGAAGGCTGGGACCCGGACAGGCACGTGGTCAGCGAGCTACCGCACATCACCCGTTGGGTTTCCCTCGGCGTGGACTACGGAGACGTCAACCCGTTCGCCGGACTGCTACTGGGTGTCGGTGACGACGGCCGCCTGTACCTGTGCCGGGAGTGGCGGTGGGACTCCAAACAGCGGATGCGGCAGCTCACCCAGGCCGAATACTCGGCGCGGCTACGTAGCTGGCTCGACAATATGCGTGTCCAGCCTGAGTGGGTGTGCGTCGACCCGGCCGCCGCCGGCTTCCGCCACCAACTCTTCCGCGACGGCCTCATGCCGGTCGCCGCCGACAACGACGTCCTTGACGGCATCCGACTCATCGCCTCACTGCTCGCCGAGGGTCTGCTTTTCGTGCACGAGTCGTGCGAGGGCTGGATCGCCGAAATACCCGGCTATGTGTGGGACGACAAAGCTGCCCTCCTTGGCGAGGACAAGCCGATCAAGGTCGGCGACCACTCGTTGGATGCCGGCCGGTACGCGATCAAAACCCCCGAGGTGCTGTGGCGCCCGCTGCTGCGCTCCGTCCAGCACCTCGACGCCTGAGCTGACCATCGGACCCGAGGAGGGCCGCCCCGTGCCGCTGCCCAACGGCGACGCCGAATGGCCACCCCGCGACCTCAAGCCGATCCTCAATCAGCTTGAGGAGTGGGACGCCTGGTACTCCGGCGACCCGCAACGCCTGCACGCCTACTACGCGGCGAACATCGCCCGCTGGAGTCCGCGCCCTGTTCAGTACGCCGGAGGCGTCGGCGGGTGGCTCGCCCGCCTCTGGTGGGGGCGGCCCGCCACGACCGGCGAGCCACCCGACAAGCTGCACATCCCGGTGGCCGCCGACCTGGCCACCACCAGCGCCGATCTGCTTTTCAGCGAGCCGCCGAAGGTCGTCACGGATGACAGCGGCACGACGGCATGGCTGGAGCAGGCCGGCGACCAGTTTCAAGCCGCGCTGCTGTGCGCCGCGGACGTGCAGGCGGCGCTCGGCGGCGTCTACCTCCGCGTCGTCTGGGACCGCGACGTCTCCGACCGGCCGTGGATTGCCTCCGTGCACGCCGACGCGGCCGTACCTGAGTGGCGCTATGACCAGCTGTACGCGGTCACGTTCTGGCGGGAGCTGCAAACCGACGGGCAGCAGGTGATGCGGCACCTAGAACGACATGAGCCGGGCGGCATCATCCACGGCCTGTTCGTCGGCGGCCTGACCGCCCTCGGCCGGCGAGTGCCGCTGACTGAGCATCCGGAGACCGCGGGCCTCGCCGCGCAGGTCACCGCCAACGGCGACACGATCGAGACCAGCACGCAGCGTCTCACCGCCGCCTATGTCCCGAACCAGATGCCGTCACGCAGGTGGAGGGCGACACCGGCGGGCGCCAACCTCGGCCGCTCCGACTACGAGGGTGTCGAGCCGCTGATGGACAAGCTCGACTTCGTGTGGTCGGCGTGGATGCGAGACATTGACCTGGCCAAGGGCCGGCTGATCGTGCCGTCGTACATGCTCCAGTCCCAGGGCCCCGGCGGCGGCGCGACCTTCGACGTCGACCAGCGGCTGTTCACCCCTGTGCATGACCTGCCCGGCTCCGGGGCCGGTATCACGGTCAGCCAGTTCGCGATCCGCGTCGAGGAGCATTCCCGGTCGGCGAACGAGCTGCTGGAGCAGATCCTCCGCGACGCCGGCTACAGCCAGCAGACGTTCGGCATCGCCGGTGAGGCCGCGGCGACCGCCACCGAGATCCAGTCCCGGGAACGGCGCAGCCTCGTGACCCGGGCGAAGAAGGCCCTCTACTGGCGGCCGGGCCTGTCGTCCGTCATCGCCGCGCAGTTGGAGATCGCCCGTACCGCGTTTCGTGCTGCGGTGACACCGCAGCCACCAAAGATCACCTTCGCGGACAGTGTGCAAGAGGATCAACAGCGGCTCGCGACCACCGCTGACCTACTGCGCCGCGCCGAAGCAGCGTCCACGGAGACGCTGGTGCAGCTGATTAACCCGGACTGGGACGGACCCCAGGTCGATAAGGAGGTCGCCCGGATCCAGGCCGAGACGGGCCAGCAGGTGCAGGATCCAGGCACGTTCACCGGGAGGTAAGCCATGCCGGAGCGCGCTCACCTCGCCGACCAGCTCGCCCGCACTCTCGTCGACCTGTACGCCGAGCTGGAAACCCGGCTCGCCACCGACCTGGCCCGCCGTTTCGCCGCAGGCATGGACCGCCCCGACCGCCCCGACTGGGCCGACGAGAAACTCGCCGCGATCGGCACCGTGCGCCGCTGGGCGCAGACCCTGCTTGACCGGCTCGATGGGCCCCTCGCCGACCGGGTCGCCCAAGCGGTGATCCTGGCGTGGATGCGCGGCGGCCGAGACGCGCTCGCGGAGCTGGCCCGCGTGCAGGACACCCACCCGGACTGGCTCGCCCGCGCAGGCCTCGCCGACCTGCCGCCAGGGCTGCAAGAGATGGTCAACGCCCGACGGGCAGGCCTCGCCGCCGAGCTGGCCCGCGTCGCCACCCACATGCCGGGCGCTGCCGCGATCAACCGGCTCGTGCTGTCGCTGGTTAGCACGCTACGGGGCACGCACCTGCGGATCCTGCGCTGGACCCTCGACGCCTACCGGGACGTCATCGCCCACGCCGCCGCGCCCGACGTTCTCGCCGGCCTGGCCAGCCGCCGACGCGCCGCTCAAATCGCCTGGGAGCAGCTACTCTCCCGCGGCATCACTGGGTTCGTGGACCGGGCCGGCCGCCGCTGGCAGCTGGCCTCCTACGTGGAGATGGCTACCCGCTCCACCGTCGCCCAAGCCCTCGTGGAGGGCCATTTGGACCGGCTGGGCGCCGCCGGGCTGGACCTGGTCATGGTCAGCAACTCGCCGCAGGAGTGCGCCAGGTGTCGACCCTGGGAGGGTACGGTGCTCTCCCGGTCCGGGCCGGCCGGGCGACGCACCGAGCACGTCGCCTCGGCCACGGCCGAGGACACCGTCGCCGTCGAGGTGGCCGGCAGCGTCAACGAGGCCGTCCGAGGCGGTCTGCTGCATCCGAACTGCACGCACCGGCTCACCGCCTACCTACCCGGCGCCACGAGGCCGCCGACGCACACCGCCAACCCGCAAGGCGACCGCGACCGGCAGCGCCTGCGGGAGCTGGAGCGTCGGGTGCGCCGCGCCAAACTCCGCGAGGCCGCCGCGATCGACCCGGCCGCCCGCCGCGCCGCCGCGGCGAAAGTCCGCGCCGCTCAGGCCGCGATCCGCGCCCACGTCGACGCGACCGGGCTGATCCGGCAACGCCCACGCGAGCAGATCGGCGTGGCCCGATAGTCGTCCCCGGACCGTCCGGGGCAGCACCCAACCCGAGGAGTCGATCGTGACTCAGCCCGCCCCGCAGCCGCCCGCCGGGCCGTCGCCGCAGCCACCCGCCCCGCAAGGGCAGGCTGGCCAGCAGCCGCCGCCCGCCGCGCCGCCCGCGTCGCCGGCACAGCCCCCACCGTCCGCCCCGCAGCCGCAGCCGCAGCCGTACGGCAGCCCGCCGCAGACCCCGCCCCAGCAGCCACCCACGCCGCCGCAAGGCTGGACCCCGCCACCGACCGGCTGGCAGGGCCCGCCCTTCCCGGAATGGCAGCCGCCGCCGGGTCAGCCGCCCGCACCGCCGTACACCCCCGCTCCGACCGGGCAGCCGCCGGCACCGTCGGACCTCGTCCCGCCTCAGCCGCTGTCGCCCCCTCCAGCCGGTCAGCCGGACAACGACGGTGGCGGCTACGACCTGTCCCGGCTACCCAAGGCCGCCCGAGAGGAGATCGAGCGGCTCCGGAGTCAGGTGTCCGAGCGGGACACGCAACTGCGGACCGCGACCGCCTCCCAGCACGCCGGGACCGCCGCCGGGCAGGCAGGGGTCAACCCAGCCGCGCTGCTCGGCTCGACCGCATGGCAGCAGGCCGCTGCCGGCCTGGACCCGGCCGCCCCGGACTACGCGCAGCGTCTCGCCTGGACCATCCAGACGATCGCCGCGCAGAACCCGTGGATGGCCGCCCAGCCCGCCGGCCTGCCCCAGCCGCAGCTGCCGGCCCGCTCCGGCGGCCACTTCGGCGGCGCACCGACCGCTGCAGCGATGAGCCTCGACGAGCAGATCACCGAGGCGCAGAAGGCCGGTAACTGGCGCAAGGTCATCAGCTTGCAGAACCAAAAGCTGACGGCCGCCCACCAACAGCAACCGCAGTAGGCCCCGGCCGAGTCCAGGGCTCTCTCGACCTAAGGAGCACACCGTGGCCGGAAGCATCACCGGGCTCGGCACCACCTATGACCTGCCCAACTACACCGGGGTCCTCTACCAGCTCACCCCGAGCGACACCCCATTCTTCTCCGCGATCGGCGGGCTCACCGGTGGCGGGCAGACCGACGCCAACGAGTTCGAATGGCAGACCTACGACCTACGCGCGGCCGGGCAGAACACCGCGCTGGAGGGCGCGGATGCCCCAACCGAGGAGAACCGGGTCCGCGCCAACGTGTCCAACATCGTGCAGATCCACCACGAGACCGTCGGCGTGTCCTACACCAAGCTCGCCGCCGTCCAAGCCAAGGCCGGCATCAACAACGCGCTAGCCAACCCGGTCACCAACGAGCTCGACTGGCAGGTCGAGCAGATGCTCAAGCAGATGGCGCGGGACATCGAGTACAGCTTCATTCAGGGCACCTACGTGAAGCCGGCGGACAACTCGACCGCCCGCAAGACGCGCGGCATCCTCGAAGCGACCACCACCAACGTGGTCGCGGCGGCGGCTGCTGCGCTGACCGAGACGATGGTGCTCGACCTGCTCCAGTCGGTGTGGGTGAACGGCGGCATCCAGGAGTCGGAGACCGCGACCCTGATGTGCAACGCCGTCCAGAAGCGAGCCCTGACGACGATCTTCGTCACGAACAAGAACTACCGGGAACAGTCGCGCAACGTCGCCGGAGTCAACGTGCAGACGATCGAGACGGACTTCGGTCGGCTGAACCTGATGCTCAACCGGCACATGCCCGCCGACGCGCTGTCTGCGGTGTCGCTGGAGCAGTGCATGCCCGTCTACCAGGAGATCCCCGGCAAGGGGCACTTCTTCGCTGAGCCGCTGGGCCGCACCGGAGCGAACGACCGCAGCCAGCTCTACGGCGAGGTCGGCCTCAAGTACGGCAACGAGAAGACCCACGGCAAGATCACCGGCCTGGCGACATCATGATGACATTCCGCTGCGACCGGTACCCGCAGCTTCAGGTGTGGACCGAGGCCGGGACGGTGCACTTCCGTGACGGGCAGGCCGAAGTGCCCAACATCGTGCAGGCCGAGACACTACGCGGCCTGGGAAACGAGTATGGCGTGGTCGAGGTCAGCCCCGCCGAGCCCGACGCGCCGAACGAGCCGCCCGCACCATCGGCGGTCAAGGCCGAATGGGTCGGCTACGCGGTCAGGGTGCACGACGCCGACCCGGACGAGGCCGAGGCGCTCACCAAGGCCGACCTGATCGAGAAATACGGGCCGAAGCCCGAGTGAGGAGGCAGCAGCGTGGCGTACGCAACCGAGGCAGAGTTGGCCGCCTACCCGGTGACGGTGCCGTCCGGCGCGTCCGCCGCGCTGCTGCTCACCCGAGCTAGCAGGGATGTCGACAGGGCACTGCTGACCGCCGTCTACGACGCGACGGATGCGGACGTGATCGCCGCCCTACGCGATGCCACGTGTGAGCAGGTCGCCGGGATGATCGCCGCCGGGGACATTACCGGCACCGGTGCCATGCCCCCGACCGCGAGCTTCGCGATCGGGAAGGTCAGCGTTGTGCGTGGCGGGCAGGGTGCCGGCGGATCCAGCCAACAAGCGCGCAAGGTCAACGGCTTGTGGCCGCAGGCATGGCAGGCGCTCCAGGCCGCCGGACTGACCGGGCACGGACCGCAGGAGCCCTGGCATGGACTGGGCTGACTTCATCGCCGTTCACATCCCCACGCCGGCCACCATCTCGGTGCAGGCGTACGAGGGATCCGGCGCCTACGGTGACGTGCTCGCCGCCCCGGCCGATGTCACGCCGTGCGTGGTGGAGCAGTCCCGCCGCCTGGTGCGGGTGCAAACCCAGGACGCAGCCGGCACCGAGCAGGTGTCGTCCACCACCGTCTACTGCCCATCGGACACCGTCTGCCCGCCCGGATCCCGGGTCACCTGGGCTGGGCGCACGTCGCGGGTGCTGGCCCGCTCCGACCTATCCGCACACGGCCTGGACCTGCCGGAGCACGTCGAGCTGAACCTGGAGTAGCCGATGGCCGACGACTTCCGGCTGGAATGGGACGGAGACAGGGTGCTCGCCGCACTATCCGACGCCAGCATGGACGGCCTCCTGGTCGCCGGCGAACACCTGCTCCAGGAGTCCTCAACCCTCGTGCCGCACGAGGAGGGCGACCTGGAGCGGTCGGGCGAGGTCACCACCGACCCCGGCTCCGGCACCGTCGCTGTTTCCTACGACAGGCCATACGCCGGCCGGCAACACGAGGATATGACGTTGCGGCACGACGACGGCCGCCAAGCCAAGTACCTGGAGCAGCCGATGACAACGGAGTGGGACGTGATGCTCGCCCTCATCGCGCAGGCTGCCGGAAAGCCACTGAAGGGATGACATGGCACTCGGTGACGGCTGGACCTCCCAACTGCTGACCGGCCTCGCCGAGCTACTCCACACTGGTGACGCCGGAACCTGGCGCACATCCGGCGCCTACCAGGCCGGCGAGACAGCCATCGTCATCCGCGCCATCCCGCAGCAGCCAGACCGGCTGATCACCCTCACCGCCTACCCGCTCGGCGACGACCTGCCCGGCATGGCCGACCACACAGTGGGCGTGCAGGTGCGCTGCCGGGGACTACCCGATGACCCGCGCAGCGTCGAGGACATCGCCGACGCCGTGTACGAGCTGCTCGACAGCCTCGGCCGGACCACCCTCGGCACGGTGCAGGTCGTGGACGTGACCCGCCGCAACCACACCTCCCTCGGCCAGGACGCCAACCGCCGGTGGGAGTCGTCCAGCAACTACTACGTCGAGGCGATGCGCCCGACGCTCAATCGCACCGACTGAGAGGCAGGGCCGCGTCATGGCGACCACCCCGACCACCCGGGTCACCGAGCTGGCCCGCACGCACCGACTCGACATCGACACCGCCACCTACCCGGCCGTCGCGTACCAGCAGCTCATGGGCATCGAGGAGGCCAAGCTCCTGGAAGAGCTGCGCACCGAGGACGACGAGGTCTACGACGACACCGGGGCGATGCGGGAGGAGGTCACCGGCTACAACTGGCGCATCGAGGCCAAAATCGCCTGGTCGACCAACCTGCAGGGCAGCGCCATCGACGCCGTGCAGGCTTTCCTCCGCAGCCGTTTCAAGGCGCTGCGTACCACCTCCACCGGGAACGCCGAGTTCGGAATCCGCTGGTACAACCGCGACGGCCTCGACGACGGCGAAAGTCACGAAGGCCGCTGCTACGTCAAGTCTTGGGCGCCGTCAGGCGGTAAGGGCCGCAAGACCATCGACATCGTGCTTCAGGGGCAGGGCCAGCTCACCGACATCACTAACCCCGCCGGCTCCCTCATCCCAACGGTCACCAGTATCTTCCCGACCTCCGGCTCAACGGCCGGATCTGACCAGGTCGTAGACGTCTACGGGCAGCACTACCGGCCCAACGGCGTCACCGACGTGACAGCAGTCGACTTCGGCGCGAACCCGGCGGTCGGCTACACGGTCGTCTCCGACAGCCACATCGTGGCGATCCCGCCCGCCGGCCTCGCCGGCACCGTCCAAGTCCAGGTCACCACCACGACCGGGACCAACACGGACACGCCCGCCGACGACTACACCTACGCCTGATGGGCACCCGTCTCCACGACCTCGACGCCTACTGGTCGCCAGGGCTCACGCTGACCGTCCGAGGCCGCGAGTACACGCTGCCGCTGCCCTCCGCCGAGCTGGGCCTGTGGTGCCGCCGCCTGGCCGAGGTCACCGGAGAGGTACACAACGCCAGCAACGAGCAGGAGATACAGGCCGCCATCGCCCGCATCGAGGCCCTACCGCAGCTGCCCGGCGACCTCAGCCTGCCGGAGCGGGTCCTTGGCGACGTCTACCAGCAGATGGCCGCCAACGGCGTCGAGGACCCGTACATCCAGTTCTGCGGGCAGACCGGCTACATCTGGATCATCGGTGGAGAGGACGCCGCCGAACGGTACTGGACCTCCGGGGGCCGCCCGGAAGCCTCGGGCCCGGGAAACCGGGCCCAACGCAGGCAGGCGAACCGGAACGGGACTGGCGGGAACCGTACGGCCGAGGCCGACGCGACAGCTCGACCGGCCTCTACGAGTGGTACGACATCCCCGCCGACGCCCGGGCGCAAGAGCAGACGCCGGACGGCGCGGTGAGCTGGCCTGAACTGCTCGCACAGTGGGCACTCATCGAGGCCGACCTACACGACGTGTACGGCATCGACGTCGAAGACCGCACCCTGATGCGCACCCGGTCCTGGCGGTGGCTCCAAACACGCATCCTCGGCCTACTCACCGCCGACACCCGCACCTACCGCGCCCTCGCGCCTGAACCCGAACTCCCCGAGGTACCTGGTCGGTAGGTCAGTAGGTCGGGCAGATGTACGTACGCACCACGGCAAGGATCTTCTCGGCCTTCGCCTCGCCGAACCCCTCAGAGTAACCGGGTGCGGTGAACCGTAGGTTCGTCAACTCGACAAGCTTAGATTGATCGTCCGGCCACTGCTTCACGCTGCCGCATTGGCTGCGGCCTCGGCTGATCAAAGTTCTCTCGTCCTTGGTTCCGACAATCGCAGGGTCGATCTCCTTGAGAGCGGCGATGTACGCATCCCAGCTTTCCTTGTCGGGCATAGGAAGACCTGTGGCATTGACGGCGGGGGGAGCCGATGCGGGGCAGGTCCGGTCCTGGTTCATCTGGACATCGAACTGCCCGTCGTCCAGACCGGTTCGGGCCTTGCCGAGCGTGCCGATCCCGAACCGAACGTTGGCCAGCCGGTTGTCGGACGTCTCGCTGCCACCGGTGGAGCAGTTGATGGACACGTGGTAGCTGGTCTCCCTGGTTTGCTTACTCCGCAGATCGACGCCGATGGCCTCTACCTGGTCGGCGGTAAGCACCTGATCCACCTCGACGACAATGTCCCCACCCTCCTGACTGACCGCAGTGTAGGCGGGAGGGCTCTCGAGTTCGGTGTCGTCGTCGCTGAACAACAGGCCGCCAATCAGACCGGCGAACAGCACGAGCGTCAGCGCCCCGGCGACGGCACTGAGTACGACGACGGCTGTCGACGGTTTCCGCTTCTGACTCATCTTCAACCTTCCGTAGCTCGCTGGTGACGCGAGCACCGTACACAAGGCATGCCCAGCTGGAGGTGACCGACATGGCATTGAAGCTCGGCGAGTTGGTTGCCTATCTCAAGGCCGACAACACACACTTCGCCAAGGGCATAAAAGCCGCCGAGGGCAAGATGCGGGAGCTCGGCGAGCGAGCCAAGCAGCACGGCCCCGTCCTGGGTGCCGCGCTCGCCGCAGGAATCGGCGCCGGCCTGGTCGAGGGCCTGCACATGGACGCCGCCCGCGCGAAACTGACCGCCCGGGTGGGTGATCCGGCGCTGGCGCAGTCAATCGGTGAGGCCGCCGGGCGGGTATATGCCCGTGGGTTCGGCGAGTCGGCGGATCAGGTGATGGAAGCCACGCAGGCGGTGGTCTCCTCGCACCTGGCGGCGGTAGACGACGCCGGAGCGATCGAGCGGATGACCGTGAAGGTGCAAGCGTACGCGTCCGCGTGGGGGACCGATGTCGCTACGGCTGCCCAGTACGCGTCCACGCTTATCGGCTCGGGGTTGGTGCGCGACGCCGACCACGCCATGGACCTGATCACCGCCGCCTCCAAACGGGTGCCGATAGCGCTACGAGAAGACGTCCTGGAGACCGCAGACGATTACGGGCAGTTCTTTCGGACGTTGGGGTTCGACGGGGAACAAGCGTTCGCGCTCCTGACAGCCGCCAGCAATAAAGGCGGTATCAGCATCGACAAAACCGGCGACGCGCTTAAAGAGTTCACCGCCCTGGCCACTGACATGTCGACGTCCTCGGTGGACGCCTACCAGGCGATCGGGTTGAACGCCAAAACGATGTCCAACCAGATCCTCGCCGGTGGTGACACCGCGCACGCCGCTCTCCAGAAGATCACCGCCGGACTGTTGTCAATCAAGGATCCCACCGAGCAGGCGACCGCCGCCATCGCCCTGTTCGGCACCCCCTTGGAGGATCTCAACGTCGCAGATATCCCTGGTTTCCTGCGCAACCTGTCGGCGGTAGGCGATGGCCTCGATGGCGTGGCGGGGGCCAGCGACAAGGCATCCAAGAAGCTTGAGGACACCACCATCCAGCGGCTGCTGTCGTTCAAACGCACGGTCCTGACCGCTTTGGGTGACACGCTGGGTTGGCTGTCTCGAAACAGTGATTGGGTGGTGCCGCTGGCGACTGGGCTGGGAATCCTCGCCGGGGTGATCGGCACGATCATCGTGGTCACCAAGGCGTGGGTGGCGGTGCAGACGGCCCTCAACGTGGTGATGGCTCTCAGTCCAATTGGGTGGATCGTGCTGGGCATTATCGCCCTCGTTGCTGCGATCATGTGGATTGCGACGAAAACGACGTGGTTTCAGGACCTATGGCAAACCGCGTGGGGTGGCATCAAGGCCGCCGCTGAATGGGTGCTGAACTGGATCGTCGGCGGTTGGGAATGGGTGATAGGGATGCTCGTTGCGGGGGCGCGGACGTGGTGGTCGCTATTTTCGGAGACCTGGCGCAAGGTCGGTAACTTGGGCCGCGCCGTCTTCGACTGGATCGTCGATAAGGGCTCGGCATGGCTGCGTTGGGTGACCGGGCTGCCCGGGCGGGTTGGACGGGCGACGCGGGGACTTTTCGACGGGTTCAAGGCTGCCTTCAAGAGCGCCCTGAACTGGATTATCGGCAAATGGAACCGGCTGTCCTTCCGCATTCCGGGCGTTAGCGTTCCGGGTCTGGGCCAGGTGTGGGGTGGCGCCACCTTGTCCACCCCGAACATTCCCTACCTGGCGAAGGGCGGTACTGCTCTCGCGCCAGGTCTGGCCGTGGTCGGTGAACGCGGCCCCGAGCTGGCGTACCTCAACCGCGGGGCCACGATCCAACCCCTCACGTCGGGGTCGGCCGTGGCCGGGCTGATCCGGCTGCTGCTCACCGGCGAGTTCCGGATTCGTGGCGGGGATCTGGTCCTGGCGCTACGGGAGCAGGTCGCCCTGCGTGGCGGCAATGCGCAGCAGGCCATCGGCAGTGATTTGTAGGAGGCGGTATGGGCTGGGCTGACGGTGACCCGCTCGCTGTACGAATTCGCGTCGCGTTCGGCGCTGACCTGTCCGCCGACCCCGCCACCTGGTCATGGACGGACCTGACTAACTACTGGTGGGCGTCGGATCCAATCGAGTTGGAATGGGGACGCCAGTCCAGCGCCACCCGCCCAGAGTCGTCCACGTGTGCGCTGACGCTACGCAACGGCGACGGCCGGTTCACCGTCGGGAATCCAACCTCTCCGTACTGGCCGTATGTGCGCACCTGGACGCCGGTCAGTGTGGATGTGGACCTGGGAGACGGGACCGGATGGCGTAACCGTCACTCCGGCTACGTGCGGAGTTGGTCGGTGACCTGGCCGGGCCGCTCCGGCAAACTCGCGGTGACGCGCATCGAGTCGGTGGGCGTCCTCGGGCGGTTGGGGCGCGGATCCCCGCCGGCCCGATCACCGATGTACCGGATCGTCGCCGCCAATGACGGATTGCTGGCCTACTGGCCATGTGAGGACGAGGCCGGCGCGACGCAGGCGGCATCCGGATTCCGCAGCGTAGCGCCGATGCAAGTAGACGGGAACGTGGAGTTCGGCGCCGGGGACGTGGACCGAGGCATCCAACGGTTCGGCACCAAACCCCTGCCGCTGCTGGTCCTGGGCGGCTCCCTGTCCGGTCGGGTGCCGGCCGGGACAGCCGCCCCGGTCGCCTGGACGTTGGAGGCGTTCTGGCAGACGGGCAATCCGGTGGACACGGTGGTGCTCCTGAGGTGGACAACACCCGCCGGGACGTTCGTGCGCTGGGACTATGTGGATAGCTACGACGACGTCTACGGCACCTATCTGGTCGCCTACACCGCGTCAGGGTCGCCGACAGTCGTCTGGAGTATGCCGACACGCCGCGTCGGGCCCTACAATCTCAGGATATCCGCCGTCCAGAACGGCGGGTCCATCGACGTGACGATCATGACCGGATCGTCCACCGTTGGGTCGGTGACCGTCACCGGCACCCTGGCCCGGGTTGACACCATCGCGCTCAACCCCGACCAACGCGTGATCTCCTCGCCTGCCCCACTCGACTTCGTCGTGGGACATCTGCGGGTGTGGGACAGCGCGACGTCGCCACTCACGTACGTCCAGGTAGACGCCCACCCGGACGAAGCGGCGCACCTACGGCTGGCCCGGCTGTGCGCCGAGGACGGCATCGCCCTGTCGGTGCCGACAGTCCCCGATGAGGGCGCGACCGCGATGGGCCTACAGCCAGACGGCACCCCACTCGACCTGTACCAGCAGTGCGAACAGGTCGACCTCGGCATCATCTACGAGTCCGAATTCGGGTTGGCGTACCTGCCTCGCTGGTCCCGATACGCCGCCCCGGTCGCCCTGACCATCGATGCCGCCGACCAGCAGCTCGGCGGGAACCTGACTCCAACCGACAACGATCAGCAGCTGCGCAATCACTGGACAGTCACACGAATCGGTGGCTCCAGTGCGGTCGCCGATGACAAGGAGTCGATCACCCAACGAGGCCTGATCCCGTCCAGCCCCCGTCTCAACCTGGCGTCGGATGACCAATTGCAGCATCACGCCGACTGGCGGCTATGGATGTACGGGCAGACAAGTACCCGGTATCGCCTCACCGTGCCACTGCACACCCGCTCCGGGCGGGCGCTGACCGGGGACTGGGTGGCCTGCCAGCCCGGGTCACGGATACAAGTTGTCAACGCCCCCGATGCGGCGGGGATCGACCTGATCGACCAGACCATCGTGTACGCACGAGAGACGATTAGCGGCCGACGCAAGTGGATGATCGAGCTGGCCACCGAACCCGCCGCCCGCTGGGAGGTCGGCGTCTGGGACGACCCATCATTTCGGTGGGACTCGCGCACCACCACCCTGGACGGCGACCACAACGCTGCGGACACGTCAATCACGGTCTCAGTCGCAGGGTTTTACGACACATGGTCGACGACCGCAACACCCTACGACCTGCTTGTGGGCGGGGAACGCATCACCGTGACCAGTATGAGCACGCCCGGCGGCTCCGGTCCGTGGACCCAGACCGCCACTGTTGTCCGCGCGGTCAACGGGATTAGTAAACCGCAAGCGGCCGGCACAGCCGTGCATTTGGCCGACGCGAAACGATGGGGGCTGTGATGGCAGCTGGAGACCGTGCCTACTGGTCAGATATCGTTGGACGGCCGCTGTGTCTGATGACAACCATGGCCGCGGACCCCATTCCTAACGCCACCTACACGCAGGTGCCGCTTACTACCGTCAGTGAGGACACGGATGGGATGGCGAGTATTGTCGGCGGTGGCATCTATTGCAGAACGGCTGGCCTCTTCCGGGTAGGTGCCGCAGTCGGGTTCACGCTCCAGTCCAGCGGATCCCGTGCGCTGGTCGTGTATCGCGACGGCACTGCGGCCCGCGTCGGAGTCGCAGTCCCGGCGACGCCATCCGGGATTAGCTCTCGGCTGTCAGCGTCCGGGCTTATCAGGCTGACTGTTGGCGACTACCTCGAAATATTCGTGTGGCAAAACAGCGGCGGGTCGCTTTCGCTTTACAACCAATTCGGCTTCACGGCCGTGCTCGAAGCCGAATGGGTGTCCCCATGACAAGGAGCAAAATGCAAACCAATTCCGCGCATCCGATACCGGACGAGTACCCGGAGCAGCACATCGGGATCCAGCTCCCGGACCCCTGGTCCGACCCTAAGCAGACCGACTGGCCAGACCTGGAGGTGAACACCGATGATATGGACAGTAGTACCAAATCTGGATGAGGCCCGTGATCAGCTCAACAAGCGGTTTCCCGGGCGGGACACCAGATCGGACGGTGCGATCGGCGACACCGCCCACCAGGGTTACCCGTCGAGCCACAACCCGGACCGGACCGGGCGGCCGGAGTATCGCGACGGCGACCAGCTCGACGAGGTACGGGCCCGAGACTTCGACGCCGACCTGCACGACCCGCACGGGGTCACGATGGAACAGGTCGTGCAACTGTGGGTGACACTCGCCCGATCGGGCGCGCTGTGGTGGGTGCGGTACATCATTTACCAGGGCCGGATCTGGCACCGCCGCCACGGCTTCGCCACCCACGCGTACACCGGGTCGAATCGGCACACGAGCCACTGCCACGTGAACTCCGACTTTACCCAGGCCGCGGACACGGTGCGGGGTACGGACTGGCGGCTCGACGAGCTCGGCACGCCGGTGCCGGTGCCGGTGCCGCTGCGGCCGGCTCCCGGCCCGGTGGTGGCGTTCCCTCTGCCGAGCGGCTACTACTTCGGCTCCCGTAGCAGAGGGAATCGGTCGGTGTCTGGCTACTACCGGCGAAAGTTCAACGGCAAGACCGACCGGCAGTGGCTGGCCGCCTGGACCAAACAGCTCACCCGCCGAGGCTGGCCCGCCGGCAAGGGCAAGCGGTACCTGCGCAAGAGCGGCGCCGATGGCCTGTATGGGCCGGAGTACCGGGAGCTGATCAAGGCATTCCAGGCCGACCAGGGCCTCACCCGCGATGGGCTGCTGGGCCGCAAGACGTGGGACGCCGCCTACCGCAACCCGATTCGCTAACCCGCTGGGAGATCCACGGTGGAGACGCTGCTCTACATCTCGGCGGTGATCGTCGCCGTCGGCGCCGCCGCCGAGGTCCTCCGCCGCGCCGGCCGCGGGACGCTGACCACCAGCCGCAAGGTGTCCCGGCTCGTTGACGACCTCGTCGGCGAGCCACCCCGCCCCGGTCTACCCACCGGCCGCCCGGGGCTCATGGCCCGGGTCGGTCGGATCGAGGACCGCCTGGACGCCCTAGAGGAGCTGCGCCCCAACGGCGGCCAGTCACTCAAGGACCAGATCGACCGGATCGCCCACGCCACCGGCGCCGACCAAGCCGAGCACTGACCGTGCTACAGCAGGCTCCTGCTCAGCCGTTCACGCACCTCGGATGCGTGCGGAAGTGACGGCACGTTCACCATCCCCCGACCCTAACCAGGAGCCCAGGAGGCACCCCGATGACGCACGACTACCTGATCAGCCTGATCCGTACCGCTGTCCCCGCCGCCGTTGGCGCCCTGCTCGCGTGGCTGGCGGCCGAGGCGGGGATCGTCCTCGACGCCGACTCGGGCACCGCTCTCACGGCCGGGGTGGTGGCGCTGGCGATGGCCGGCTACTACGCCCTCGTCCGGGTCGCCGAGGCACGCTGGCCACGGCTGGGCGTGCTGCTCGGCGCGCCGGCAGCGCCTCATTATGAGGCGCCGGCCGCCCGGCAGCAGTAGTCCTGCCGACGTAACCACACCCGCCTGTGGTGGTGACTCGGGGGCACCACCACCGGCGGACACCCAGACACCCCCGGGGTTAACGCGGGAGAACTGAATGACCGCCTGGACCGTGCACCACGGCGACGCCCTGACGATCCTGCCCACCCTGCCCGCCGCGAGCGTTGACCTCGTGCTGACCGACCCGCCGTACAACTCCGGCGGCCGTACCCAATCTGACCGGACCAAGCACACCACCCGCAGCAAGTACGTCTCCGGCGACGTCGCCCATCAGCTGCGGGATTTCACCGGGGATAACCGCGACCAGCGCTCTTACACCGCATGGCTGTCGCTGATCCTCGCCGACTGCCTCCGCGTCTCAAGGCCCGGCGCGTCACTGCTGGTGTTCACCGACTGGCGGCAACTACCGGCCACCAGCGACGCGCTGCAGGCCGGCGGCTGGCTATGGCGCGGCATCATCTGCTGGCACAAACCCATCTCCCGCCCGCGTGTCGGCGGGTTCAAGGCCGACTGCGAGTTCCTGCTGTGGGGCTCACACGGGCCGCTCGACGCCACCCGCAACCCGGTTTACCTGCCCGGCCTCTACAGTGCCAGCCAGCCCCGCAAGGGCAGGCAGCACATCACCCAGAAACCCGTCAGCCTGCTCGCCGACCTGGTCAGGGTATGCCCGCCCGGCGGCACTATTCTCGATCCGTTCGCCGGCTCCGGCTCCACCGGCGTTGCCGCCGTCGACGCCGGCCACCCGTCTATCGGGATCGAGGCCAGCGCCCACTACGCCCAGATTGCACGGCAGCGGCTCACCGACGCCACCATGCAGCACACGCCCGGGTAGGGTCGTCGTTGCGGTGCCGCCGGTGACGTCCCGGCCGGCGCCGACCACCAAACATGAGCGCCCCGCCCGGCTGTGAGGCCAGGCGGGGCGTTTCGTCGTGTCGGGCCATCCGAGACACGCTCTTTAGCTGGGCTCAGGCAGAAAACAGGGCCTGGCAGCTACCCGGACCGGACTCACACCGGCAGGCGACGACGAGCTTACGACTCCAGATGAGCTACACACTCACACCTCCAGGTCCGCTGGACGCACGAATCATCGAGGCTAGAGAGTCACATCACATATGAATTTGGGATCACAGCGCGTGATTAGGCGAATCGCCCTGACCTCTAGGTTTACTGGCACGCGACTACGTGTTGCTACTGTTCGTGAAAGAATAGAAAAAGTTAACTACTCAATGTGAGTATTGGCAGCGTGGTGCATCAGCGGTGATGCCCTGCAGGGGTCGAGGCGTTGATGTCGCAGGATCTACCCCTTGTTACCGAAAGTAAGTTTCTGTTACGATTGGTCGTGGGTTGCCTGAATTAGGTGTAAGGCGTAGCGTTCTTTCTCGCAGGGCGCTGGTGCCCCTTACGGTCCAATATGGCGCAACCTCGTCACTAAGGAAAGGAAGTAGGTGCTTTAGATATGAAACCCTGGCACGCTTCGGCCCTAGTGGTCGTTGCCATCTTGGTCGTGTCCACACTTTGGCTAGTAAAGAAATTCAAAGATGGGCGCAGCGGGCGCCAATAGCGCGGAAATGTTTCTAAACTTGGGAGAGACATGCTTCGGAAGCCTCTTGTGATAGCAACAATGACATTGGTTGCATCGCTAGGTTCATCCCTGATTGGGGGTGCGCCAGCCGCCGCCGATCCGCAGGTGTCGAAGGCTGATATCGAGTACGTTCGCACGGCTCTCGCCAAGTATGATGTGCCGACTAAGACGCAGGACGCACTACTTCAGGAGTTTATCGACGGGGAGCGTTGGGACTCGGAAAGTGGCGCAGCCCCGATTTCAACCGAAACTGAAGCCCTCAATGGGGTTGAGCAGACGGTGTATCGCTATCGGGATGGTTCCATCAACGTCAGCACGGTTGAGATCCCTACTGAATCTACTGGCGATGTTTCGCTCCTGGGAATTTCCGGCTGCGAGAGCATTTCTGTGGTCAGCTATAAGGCTTGGAGGAACTGCAGGGTTGATTGGGATGCGATCACCTGGAGCGTAGGCTTTACGGCGGCTTACAGGTACGCCTTGGGACCTGTGTATGGATGTTATATTGACTCCATCGGCGGACTCACCCACGGCGGCATAGGTGGCTTCTCAAACGGGAAGCTGTCATACGTTACGCGCCAGGCGAACGGGTTCACCGGAAAGTGCGTTGCTGACGCAAGCTACACGCGCACAGGTGGCGGCGTTTTTAGTGAAACCGTTGGGGTGCGACTTAACCTCACGGCTCAGCACGGTGGAGGCTGGACGAGCAAGATAACGTCCTGACCCCAGCCCCACGCGAGATATGCCGGGCGAGGTGCTTAGGAGCCCGCGGCAACAACGTTGGAGTCCCGGTAACCGCCTTAGGTTGCCGGGACTCCTTCTTCCGCAGGGACCCCGTCCGTCCCGGCTGGGCCCTCCACCTCGCGCGGCCTGCCATCACCGAAGCAATCTGTGCTGGTCGATTGACACGTCCGCCCGCTCGTTCGCCGACCCGGACAGCCGGATGCCCTCGAGTTAGCCTCCCGGGCGTACGAGAGTTTGCCAGTCGAATCGGTGTTGCCACGGGCTAGACTGGCCGGACATCAGTGCGGGGTGGACCGAGCAGGTCGTGGGTGAGTAGCCCGGCGTACGCGTCCGCCCAGGGCCAGCACCGCCGCGGGGTGCCGCACACGGGGCAGCGGCCGTCGACTTGGCGGTGGTCGTGCAGGTCCCGCCACCAGCGGCGGATGGTCGCGTCGCCGGGCGTCAACGCCGGCTCCCGGCGCGTTGCGGTGGCGCCCAGTTGCCCTGCCCGGCCGTGGTGAGGTAGTCGTAGGCGGTCTCTGTGCGCGGGCACGGCCAGGCGGACCGGCAGATCGGGCACCGGTCGATCCGCGGCCAGTGCTCGGTGATGATCCGCCGGGCGGACAGGATCATCCGGTTGCGTAGCTGGACCGTCGACAGGCTGCCGGAGTGCGGCCGGGCGTGGGTGGCCATCACCGGCGGCAGGCCCGTTGCCGGGCCAACCGGGTCATCAACGGCCGATGATCGAGGATCACCGTCGGCTGGTCCCACAGTGGGCGGTAGGCGCCGGCCCGCGCCGAATACACCGTGGCGGGACCAGTGGCGTCCAACCGCGCGGAACGGCGGCGTTTGCGGAAAAGCCGGATCATGTGCGTGCTCCCCTCGATCAGGTCGAGGCGGCAACGGCACCAGTGTCACCACCCAGAATCATCCTTTGGTGACACCGAGCTACTTGTCAGGATGGGCGCTGTCCGCGACGTGTCCGCGTTTGGCTGCGGACGGTTAGCTGGCGGTGAGTAGCGCGTCGCGGTACTCCTGCGTCCACTCCGCGTCGCGTTGGTCCGCGGGCAGTCCGGCGAGCCCGGCACGGAGGTTGTCCACACCCGTGGCGCTGTCGCCGAGTGCCAGGTAGGCCAGGCCGAGACTCATCCGGGAAAATGTCGGCGTCAGCCAGTACGCGAGCCCGGGCGGCGGCTGCGACTCCGCCACTGTGGTCAGGTCATTCGCCTCGCCCAGCAGCCGCGCGGCGGTAGCCCGGTCGTCCAAGAGCGCGTACCCATGGGCGGCTTGCACCGCGTCACCTACCCGTTGCAACGCCGCCGCTCCGGGGGTGTGGTAAGCGGCGAGGAAGTGCCGCACGATCCCACGCGGGTTACCGCGCTGACGCTCCAGGTAGCCGCGGAAGTTCTCCACTTGAGCGGCCAGTGGACCACTGTCGACCGCGTCCGCCTCGTCGGCGGCCTCGATCAGTACCCGTATCGCCTCGGTGTCGTGACGGGCCTCGGCATACAACCAGCCGACGAACTGGGTCCACTCCGCCGTCACCTCATGCAAGCCGGCGGCATGCGGGCCCGCAGCCTGGGCGGTGAGGCGGCGCACGGTTTGCCATTGCGGTATCACCGCCGGCAGCAGAAGCGACGCCGAAAGCGTGTCGTCCAGGCGGCGCTGATTGGCCAACACCTCGGCGAGTAGCCGCACCGTGGTGCCATCCAGTCGGGTTGGCTCGGCAATCGCGTAGGCGATCCGCTGCTCATCGTCCGGGGTGTTGACCAGGGGAGCCTGGACGACCATGGCGGCGAGCCTCCCGCCAGCTCGTAACGTGTCATCGAGCTGGCGAGCGATCTCGACCGTGGGTCTGGTCCGACCTGTTTCGAGGTCATGCACGTAGCTTTTGCCGCAGAAAACTCGACGCGCCACGTCGCGTATCGACATGCCCGACGCGCCACGGATACGGGCCAGCTCAGCGGGGAATCGGGGATCAACAAAGGTAGGAACACGGGCCGGCATCAGTTCTCCCAGGTAGCGGTCTGGGGTGGCGGGCGCCGACCGCTACAACCGGCGCCCTGCCGCCATCGACGGTACTCCCCGCCCGCACGTCACGCCGTCACCTGTCCGTATGGATGTTCCGGCGCGTCGCGCGGTACGCCCTACCACGGAATGGTGGTTCCGAACAGGTTCGAGCTGTCCGCTATGAAGTAGCGGACATTCAAAACGTCAACGGACGTCCAAAATCATTCGTCGATATGATTTGTCGACTATGGATACGCTACTAAAATTGTTCGGGCTGATCCGTGATCACGAGCAACGGTGACGGGGGCCTCCGTGCGGGGGTCGTGGCCCTCGGTCGCGCACCATCGCCGCCTGCAACCGGGCGAAGATCCATCGACACACCCACGAAGAGTCTTCCCATTCATTCATACGTGTGTTCGACTAGCACGCCCTGACCGGCACTCACCGGAGGTCTTCGACAGCGTGAACTATCCCTCCCACCCCCACCCCCGCCCTGCCATGCCACTGGTTGCCCGCGCGGCACACGCCGCCACCGCCGCCTACCAGCGCGCAATGACCAGCAAGCGCGAACGCCTGTACCAGCAGGAAAACCGGCGCCTCCGGCAGGAGAACGCGTGGCTCCGGGACGAGGTCCGGCACTGTTGGGATGCCATCGACGTGATGGGCCACGCCATGGAGGCACGGCGCCGGGAATTCGTCCTGGGCGAACTCTCCCGAGTAGACGCGCACAGGCGCACGGCGGTCGTCGATCAGCGGCACCTGTTGGAGGTTCACCTTCGCGAACAGCTTGCCGCCGAACTGGAGGATGCGTTGGTCCAGGGCTTCGAGACCGGTTACAAGGCTGGACTCACAGACGGTCGGCCACCAGGGGCTCAGCGGCGTCGACTCACAGGCGACTCATGATCTCTACCACCGGATAGCAAGAGGGCCGGTTGGAGCTCTCCAACCGGCCCTCTTACCTGCAAATATTCAACGTGGGCGATACTGGGATCGAACCAGTGACCTCTTCGGTGTGAACGAATTCCAGCCAATCCCCTGACCTGGCACGGAGGGACGATCATGCGTCTGACCTGCACCTAGAGTTAAGCCAAGTTAGGCGGTTTCAACATGACATATCAAGATCATGACTCATGGGCGACTCATCAAGATCCACCACGCGCCCGGCGCAAGGCCTGACGAGCCCGGTCGAACCTTTCCTCCCGCGAATGCAAATACCGCTGCGCTGACCGCACATCCTCATGCCCCATCAGCGCCATGATGTCGTGCAACGGCACCCCCTCGTCCGCGAGCCGGGTGCCGAACGTGTGCCGCAGGTCGTGCGGAGTCGGCTGCGGGTCGTCCAAGTCTGCGCCCGTGACCGCTGGCCGGAACTTATGCCCCTTTACCATCTGCCGCTCTGGCATGCCTTGCAGCGCCGGTTTCCACACCCGACGATGCCAGTTTGAATAACGCAGTTCCTTACCATTCTCTGAGGTAAAAATCAGTCTGCCCGGGTCGTCACCAGGAAACACGCCCTTCACTTCCCGAGCTGCAACCTTCGCCTCTTTCATCCGCACGGAAAGGTGGTCCCCGTAGGTCACCGAGCGATTACCAGCAGCAGATTTTGCATACGGCCGCGCCGTACCGTCCCTCTCCATCACCCAGGCGATGTGAATACGCTGCCGCCGCGTATCGACAAGCGATGGCGGAATTGCCGATGCCTCTTCCCACCGCATTCCCGTGTCGGCTGCCAACTCTACGAAAAGGGCCGCGTCAACCCGGCCAGGAAACATCCGATCGAGCGCGTCCAGCAGTGCTGTTTCCTCATCGGGGTCCAGGACCCGGTCAACGTGAGCGTCGCGTTTCGGCTTTCGGACACCTCGAGCTGGATTGTCCCGGATAAGTTTGGCCTCGACGGCTAGGTCGAGAACCGCACGGAGCACACCGACCGCACCCTCGATTGTGGCCGCGCCGACTGGGGCCTTACACCCGGGACAGGTTCTTGGGCTGCGGCAGCTCGCTGTGTGTACGCCCTCCATCTCGACCACCCATGCCGTCACATCCGGCTTGAGGATCGATCCGACGCGCACGTCCGCCCACCGTGGTGCTACATGGCACCGGTAGTGGGATTCGTCCCGCCGTCGGCTGGCCTGTTCAAGCCGGCGGGACGTGGTGCCCCACTGCTCCCAGCACTCCCCCACGGTCTTCTTGCCGGCGCGCGGGTCAATCCAGTCGCCCCGCCGCAGGCTGGCCTCCTGGTCAGCGGCCCACCTGGTGATGACCACCTTGGACCTATCGGTCTCCGTGAGTCGATCGTTTGGTCCGGATCCGTATCGGATCGTCGCCGCCCACTTACCCGAGTCGAGTTGGCGGATCCACGCCATTACCCCTCCTTGGCGTGATCAATCCACCACTGAACCTCTTCAACCTCCGCAGCCTGACGCTGGCGGCGCAACTCGTATAGACGCTCCCGCATCCGGGCCTTGACCCGAGGCGGATGACCGCTCTCCTCGATCACCTTCAGTGCGGCATCCTCCGCGATCTCAAGCGGGTTCGGCGGAGGCTTGACGGTGAGATCGGCTTCACGGTAGTACCCGACCCTCGTGAGCAGGCCCATCGGATCACGTCCGGTGGTCCGTGCGACGAGGCGCACGTACTCCTCAGAGACAGCCACCTCCTCACTCAGCCAACGCTGGAGCGTCTTCGAGTTGATACCGAGGAGCCGGGCCAGCGGCTCTTTTTTGCCACCGGTCTCCGTCTCCAGCACCTCTCGGACCACCGCAGCCCACTCGGCCCGATCGATCCGGTGCTCACTGTCCATCGGGACATGGTAGGCGACATGCGTGTCTGAGGACGCGGGCAGGCGCGGCAATGGTGGCAGTAGTGGCGGCGGACGCATGGGCCGGTTGGTCATCGCCGACCTCCGCGCCCTGCGTAGCACTCGCTGAGACATGCAAGTAACGGTACCCAGACACGCATGTCCGAGTCTAGTCATACGTCCGGGTGAACTTAGACATGCGTGACCTACAGCGCTTGCTAGCCCATGCATATCCGAGTAATCTCGGACACGTGAACACGGATATGAAGGTCAGGACAAGGCCAGACGTTGACGGGGTGAAGCGCCCCCACGTCCGGCTACGTCTCGACCGATTCGACCTCTACACGCGCATTGTCGGAGCCACATCCGACCAAGCGCGCGCACGACTACTCGGCATCGCATCACGCACCATCACCCGACTCCGTCGCGACCAGCACGCCGGAGAGGCCGTAATCGCCGCGACACTCGCGGCGCTCCAGCACCACAGCGAGGTGCTTGGCCAACTCGGGCTATCAGTCAGCTTCGAAGACCTCTTCGAGGTGGCCGAGTGATGGACACCTACCTGACCGTCAAGGAAGCCGCCGCAGTCATGCGCACCCACAAGCAGACGGTCTACCGGCTCGTGTGGGCCGGCCTACTTCCCCGCATCGACATCGGTCAGGGCAAGTCCCGACCCCGGTTTCGCGTCCGCCGGTCTGCGGTTGACGCACTGATGCAGCAGCGGGAGAAGGGCAGGATCGCATGACACACCCTCCCGCCGGACCGAGCAATCCGACTCCGCCTGCCGGCCCCGGCCGCATTTACGCGATTAGCCCACTTCGGATCCGCGCCTTCATCGCTCAGGTAGAAACCTCCGGCGGCCTTGACGCCTGTTGGATGTGGCGCGGCCACACCAACCCCGACGGCTACGGGATCTTCGGCAAGGGAAGCGAGGGAGCACATCGGGTCGCCTACGAACTGATGGTCCGCCCCGTCCCAGACGGCCTGAACGTCGACCACCAGTGCCACAACACAGACACCACTTGTCCAGGCGGGACCGGATGCCGGCATCGACGGTGCGTGAATCCGACCCATTTGGAGGCGGTAACGCAGCGGCAGAACCTGCTCCGCTCCCGCCACACCATGCCCCACCACAACGCGGCGAAGACCCACTGCCGGCAGGGCCACGAATACACGCCACAGAACACCTACTCACGGCGCACTCCGAAGGGCTACGCCCGGCGCGAGTGCAAGACGTGCCGCCGTGAGCGGTTGAGCAGCAAGGCCGCCCAATGACCCTCATCGACGCGAAGCGGTCGATGAAGTGAGCCCCCCGCCGATCTGCGGTCGGCGAAGGGCTCGACACCCGGACAACACCACTCAAAGAAGGAGTCCAGATGCACACCGATCGTACCGACACCACCGAGCGGCAGATGTGCGCCGCCGCCCAGGCCGACGTTTACTGCTCGCCGCGCTGTTTCGGTAGCCGGGGCCGGGACTGCGAGAACCCGCTGCCCACGCCGGCAGCAGAGCCTCAGAGCACCCCGGAACCGGACTACTGGCAGGCCCTCGCCGCTGATCTACGTGCGGCGGCTGACCGGATCGGCTCTCTCACCGGCACGCCGGCCCCCGACATCTACCCGACCTTGTCCGTGCATGTCGGGCCGTTCGTGGAGCGGGGTAGCGGGGAGCGCCGGCCCGTGGTGGAGGCGATCGCCGCCGCCCTTGGTGGGACGCCGGTAGATGTGTCGGTGTCGTCCCTCTGGGAGTGCCGGGCGGATGTCACGGTCGGCGCGCTGGGCGTTACCGCGTGGACCCGGATTCCCGCGCCGGAGGCCCCGGAGACGGTGGCGCTGCGGGCCGAGGTGGCGGCGCTGCGCGCCCAGCTCGCCGAGGGCGGTGCCCGGTGAGCGCCTCGACGGTGCTGCCGCCGCACACGTCGGCCGCCGCGGAGCACGCCCGGA